TTTTTTTTCTTGTTGGGGCTGTGTTACTTGCTAGTCACATCTCCCAAGCGGTCTCGAAATTGTAGATTATTGCACATCCATGCGTACGAGAGCCTCCACTGTATCGCCGCACATCTTGGGTGCGATGTACTTACTGTTATTCGGCTTATTCTTGACTTTGCCATCCTTTCCAACGGTCGTGTACCCGTCACAGAAGTCCAAACATGACTGGGCCATCCGTTCATAGACATCGAAAAGGGCGTCGTATGTTATGCCATACACCTCAGCCAGAAAATCAGAAAAATCAGCGATTGAATGCGTGAAGGACCTAGTAACCAATGCGTGGACATTTTCACGTCCCCCCATCTCCTTGAGCTTGCTTGTGCGCACATCAAGATAGGGGGTGTCCGAGAGGCGACTCGAGGTTTCAATCAACAACTCCTTGAGTCCGGGCGTGTGTCGATGTTCATATGCAGCAGACAAATACTTGCCTGCCATATAATCTCTATCATTGATCTGAGTATTCCTATTTGGCCTCAGATTCAATTTTGACAACACACGCCCGAATTGTGGAACGGGACGACACCCGCCGGTGCCTCGTATGTACCTCTTGCGGTAAAAGGTCGCATAGTGACGTTCTTTTTGGGGAACGACTTCGGCGACCATTCCGGTGTCGTCGAAGACCTTCTCTATTTCCTCCTTGAACTTCTGAACATCACCCTCGACATACCCAAGGTAGTCGTCCCCCCCGTGCACGTTCGTGCTCTTCTCAATCAAGGCGCGCTCAAGCGCAGCCTGCATAAGAGCCATGTGAACATACGAATTTCCGGTGGTGGTTGTTGTCTCACCGGACCAACGCTCACCCTCGATTTCTGCGCAGATGCCATAACGGGTCCACACTCGTATTTTTATCGTATGTGCAAACTCACGAACGAACCACACGGGTGCTCCAAGCTTCCGGTAGAACATGGCCTCATACTTGCGTAGTTCTTTCGGTTGACTCCCGTCGTTGTTCTTTGCGTCGCTCTCCACAGGTTCACCTCTGGCTTGCTCCATTATCTCACCCAACTCCTCCCCTTTCATGCCGCACCCATACAGTGCGATATTCCCGGTATTGAGGGGGTTAGAGAGGGAGAAAACTTGCTTCATCCTGTTGTTTAGCTCCATCACAACAGGACCAGTCAATGCATTGTACATGTCTGTTCCTTGATAGACAATGCGCGGCTGAGCCATATGGTCCTTTAGGAGAACTTCCTGTTTCGCGAACACATGTTTTGTGTCCATCTCACTGTTCCATTGCGGGCCATCCAAAGCCTCCAACAACCTACGTGCTTTCCCAGTTTCACATGTGGCAAAGTACTCATCCATGAGATCTTTGTCCACTCTAATCTCTTCCAGGGGCTTGAACTTGGCC